AATTTCTCTAGGTTCTGCATTGCAATATCATGCAGGTCAATATTAAGGTCACGAGACAGTGCAGCAAGATACCACAAGACATCACCAATCTCTGCAGCAATAGCAGCACGATCAAAGTCGTCATCACGTAGCATCTTCTTAATCTTGTTTGCTACTTCCCCTGCCTCACCTGCTAATCCAAGGGCAGGGTACAGGACAGCATGTGTAGACTTGTAGATTGCTGTCTTAGCTGCCATCTTCTGGTATTCGTTAAGGCTCATAGCCTTGTTCTTGTAGACCTCGTTGTAGTATTCCCATGCTTCTAAGTCTGTCTCGTTAATCATAAAGTCTCCTAATGTATAGATTGATCTTGGTTAGGCCCGAAAGTATAACTAAGTAGCCAGTCAAAATCGTATTGGTTTAAGTCAGAGGATGCCATCATTAGTAAGAACTGTATGCAGAAAGACCTAAGTTCTTCCATATCCTCTGCTGCTGTTACTGTATCTAATGTGCGTAGATATAACTGTAGGCTATGATCCATAGAGTTCACGCAGTCTGCTAAGGGATACAAACTCTGGCTCATACATCCCATTGTCAATCTCACGCTTAATTACTACGCCTTTCCACCAGTCGTTGTTAGCTTGTCCTGCCCAGTCTTCATCCGAACCTTTAAAGCACCCTGCCACAAGTCCCACCAAACCACTAGGGTGCGCACCATCTTTGAAATAGATACCCCGTTTATGACTGTGACCACAAGTAGAACTATGGTTGCGATTTTGTAGTAAAGTGTAGGCATGGTGAATGCCAGACATAGCTGTCCCAAAGTTACCAGAACTAAAGAAATGGGCATATGATACACCATCATAATCAGCGACCGAGGGGGCATTATTTTTGTACTCGTGGTATTCGTCGAACCAGTGTTCCGTCTGTAGGTGTCCAAAAGAGATACCGTATTTATCACCTGCTAGTCGGGGGTCGTGTTTAATAGCCTTCTTAATACGGTTCTCGTGGTTACCTTCAAAACCAATCCAATAAGGACGTTTGTACTTTCGTGCATTAGAAGGTCGTCGAAGCCTGTCCATTGCCTCGTTGTAGTTATCAATATCAGCTTCGTAGTTCTGGCTTACGATAGCCTCTGGGTAACGACCATCAAAGGTATTTAAGGATCTCATATCTGCACCATCACCTAAGTCAATGATGTAGTTTGGATTGATGTCATAAATAAGTTGTCCTAACCAGTCAAACCGTTCGTTTGTTACTGAGGGGTCTGCGTGTGCGCAACTAAATACTACTGCAGTTTTAGCCATTCGTCGGGTATCCTTTTCTCTGCCCAGATAAACTCGTGTTTGTCACACCACTGAGCATAAGTTGTCTTAGAGCCTTTATAGAGTTTTGCACGGGGATTCTGAAATACAAATCTAATATCATACTGGGGATATTGTTTCTGTATCAGTAAGTGCTTTTTTCTATCGGCTGTTACAAAGCGTCCCTTTGTTTCTACTATTATCCCATTAGGGAGAATAAAGTCGGGGGTATAAGTACGAGTTTCAGCTACCTCGTAAGAGATCCTCTTAGTTTCGTACTCATATTTTATCCCCCTAGTTTCTAGATCTTTGGCCACACTTTCTTCTAAGCCTGATCTGTAGCCGTATTTTATCGCCTGTCGGGTGGCTTCCATATCTGGCCTTTCTCTCGTTGTAACCAAACCAATCTAGCATTTAAGACCGCTGCATCCCTATCCCCCTCGTAGGCTTCTAGGCATCTTTTCCAGAGGTCTAACTCTGACTCAGCACCTTTAAGGATCTTAGCTGCTTTCACAGGTCCAATACCTTTGGCACCTTTTATATTATCCACAGAATCCCCAACCAGAAGTTGATTATAGAAAAACCACAACCCTTGCTCTGGTGTTATCTTTGTAAATTCTCTTTTGTTCACATTATAGAATGTACAAGGTACTTGCAGGAAGTCTTTATCGACCGAGGCAATGATAGCGTTTTCACCAAGTTCTGTGGCTCTTGTGGCTATATAGTCATCAGCCTCTGCACCGAAACTTTCCTTAGCATTGTAGTTGATAATCAAGTAGTCTCTACAAAAACTAAGGTGTCTTGGTCTAGGTTTGTCCTTTCTATTGGCTTTATAAGCACTGTAGATTTGGTCCCTAAAGTTTGGGGAATCGCCATTTCGTTTTGCAGTAAGGAAAACCTCGTAACTACTTTCATCAATAAACAAGCAAGTGTCAGCTAAGATACCACCCATAAACTCATCTATGTATTCAGCAGCTTTATCTTCAAAGTCCTTCTCTGTAGCAAAAGCTGAACGATAGGCTACGATGTCCCCATCAATTAAGACTTTGGTCAAAAGAGATCACCTCTAATCACTGAACCCCCTTGCTTCCTAATGTCAACAGAGTCAATATAGGTAAAACCATCTACTTGTAGGAAGTTAGCGAGAACCGTAGTCATTTCCTCAAGGCCACCGTTGGTGGTGACCTCAAGAATTCGTTTATCTTCGTACCCATCAATTTCCATCGTGGACTCTGAGATTAAGGTATACTTTGGCATTTAACCCTCCACCAACCACTCTGAGCTGTTAGTATTATCGTAGTCAGAAGACTCTGCTAGATCTAACACACCAATGTTTAAGAGACGAACACCTGAACCATTAGAGTAGGTTTCAAACTGTACACGGGCCTTAGTGCCATTAATCAGAAGGCCATCATCAGCAAAAGACCAAAGACGTTTATTTTCAATACCATCACGTAGGTCTACTACATTAGGTGTACCGCCATAGTCTTTTGTAAACTGTTTACCATTACGATCTGTGAATGTCTTCTCATCTTTCACCAGACGTTTTAGCTTCATATATTTACCAACACCGTAGCTGCTGTTGCCTTCAATGATCCGATCAGAATTCATTGGTGATGGATTAAGTCCCTCCTCCAATAGCTTTTCAATTTGAGCTTCGTCTGTAAAGTAGGCTTGTACGATAAACTGCCCACCCTTATCGGCAATGGACTTAGCTACACGGTTACCGTTAGGGTCCCCCATGTCTGCATTCTCTGGGAAAACTTTTGCCCATTCTAGTACCATTTCCATATCATATACTGCCATATCGGGTATCCTTTTCGTTAAGGTCGTATTATTAAGTATGCACCCAAAAGCGTAAAAGTTAACTACTTCTGGATAATTAATTTCGTCTTTAGTGTATTTCTGCATAAGTGTTGCCGAATTGCACATCTATGCCAAGATCTACGTTTAGCTTAATGCTTTCGTTAGTCTTGCTTATGGATATTTCCATCTGTGTCTTAGTCCAATCCTCAAAACCCTCCTTTACAAGTACAACCACTTCGTCGTGAAACTGTCCGATAGTCTTAAGACCACGAAGCCGACACTCTTTGACCCAACTGTCGAAACAGAAAACACCAGTACCTTGGTTCAGTGTAGAGAAACGATCTTTGTCTGACCGTAGGCTATACCAAAACTTAGATACAGGGTTCTGCAACCACATGTAACCACGACGTTCCTTCACTCTTAACTCTTCTGCTACCTTCTCTACTGACCAGTTACGTGACCAAAAGGCATCTAGCAGGGCTTGGGCCTCTTTCTTATCCATACCCGTCTCACGGGCCAGTTTAGCGGCCCCTACACCATATGTGGCACTGTAGTTAACTACCTTGTAGTTCTTGCGTAGTGCTTTGAGGCTAAGTTCACCTGAGTTATGCTTGTCGATATCCTCTTGTGTGATGACACCTGCGTGTTTAGCAAGGTCAAGGTGTGGGTCAAAGCCTTCCTTAGACATCTCTGCAACATAGTTAGGATCTAATGGTTTCATGTAGTGACGTTTTGTCGTATCCTCTAGTGATGTCATATCAGCACCACACAATGTGTAACCCTCTGGTGCAACTAAACATCCTCGGATCTCTTTTCCGTAGGGTTTATCAACTGATGGCAAGTTAACCAATGGTTTTGCGTGACGAAAGCGGAGGGTGTTAGTGAACCCTGCAATAGTTGCTTGCACGTATCCATTGTCTTCTGCTTCAACCATTGATCGGAGAACACCAATACGGTGTGTAAGAACAGACAGCCCATCAAGAAGACTAATACTTGGTTCTTTATTAACCAACTCTTTAACGGATGGGCAGAGTTCTCCGTCCCTGCGTACTTGTTCCAGTTTTCGTTCATCACCTGTTACCTTATCCCTCATGTATTTGAAGGTTCGAGGTTTCCAACCCAGAGAAAAGAGCCAATCTTTGACCTGTTCCACACTATTAGGATTTGCTCGTTCTTCCCCTGACTTGACCACGAGAGATAATGATGAAAGTGGTTGTCTTTCTTGTTTGCATAACTCCACCCATTTCTCGCCGTGACTAGAAAGTGTACCATCCTTTTTGTACATGACTTTGGGTTTGTTTCTGGTTGTAGTAAGTACACGTTTTGGCATAGCATCAGCCAAGGCTTCCATCTTTTCATCTTTCAACCTTTCCCATTCTTCTAAGTGACCCTTAGCCTTCTCGATATCTAATTTCCATCGTAGGGTCTCTTGTTCTCTGGCGCAGTCCATCTTGAACATTAAGTATTCGATGAACTTGTTCTTTTCTTCAAGGTCACGGTACAGCTTGTCTAGTTTAATATCTAATTCACGCCATAAACGTGTGTTGATCTTAACGTCCTCATTACAGCGGTGAGCATACTCTTCGGGTGTTAGGCTATTCCAGTCCTTAATGACAGGTTTAGGCACTCCGTAGTCCTCTCCGTAGCCCTCAAGACCATGCCGCATACGTTCATGATTTAAGTACCACGACAAGGCTAAAGTGTCGATCAGCTTAGTCTTATCCACAGTAATACCAAGGATCTTTTCCACTGCGGGGATGTCAAACCTAATGATGTTGTGACCAATCAACACTGGTGCCTCTTCAAAGAAGATACGCATGGCCACATAGTCATGTGTATGGTGTACCTTACCATCATCACCCATCCACGACAACACATGGATCTTGGTCATTTCGTCTAGTAGACCGTCTGTTTCGATGTCAAATACTGGCATTATACAATTTTACCCATTCTGTAGTTAGCAAGGCGTAGATAATCCAGATACAACTGGTCTACATTTGAATCTACAAGAGATTCGTATGTATCACCATTTATGGCAATAATTTTATTGCAAGATCTACAAATAAACCCTCTAAACA